CTTCGCCGTGCGACCCGTCAGCTTCTCGCGTTCTTTCGCGTGCTGGTCGAGCAACTGTTGCTTGAGCGTCTGGAAATCGCCTTCGGCCTTCGCCTTCTCCTCGCGTGCCTTGGCCGCGAACTCCAAGTCGGCCATCACTTCATCGGGCGAGCGTTCGCCGATGACCTTGGCGCGTTCCGCGAGCGTCTTGTTCTTGCCGATCAACTCCGCGTTCTTCGCTTTGAGCGCGGCGATGTCGGCTTCGGTGTACGTCTTTTCGCCACCGGTGCCGCCGCCAGCACCCGCGCCACCCTCACCGCCGGAACCAGCACCAGCACCACCCTCGCCGCCTTCGGTTGCGACGTGGAACGACAGCCGGCGCATCGTGGCGCCGAAGAATCGAGCGTTGATCGGGATGAGATCGCGATGGCGCATAGTCTCAGGTCAGGGTCGAGGTGCGTGCGGCACTCGGGAATAGCCGTGCGAAGCTATCCACTATAGAGAATGCGTCAGCATGAACAGCCACAACAGTTCCGAAACGGACTAGGCGGCGTCTGTCATCGCGGTGTGTTCGTGCCACCACAGCGCAACCTGCACCCGTTCGTCGAGCGAGGCATCGGCGCCGATGTGGTACGCGAGCGACGAGACGATGACGCGCACCCGCCGTTCGCTGATGTGCAGTTCGGCGGCAATGCGCTTCGTCGTCCACGACCGAGCGACGAGCGCGGCGACTTCCCGCTGGCGCGCGGTGAGCGGGGAAGCGTCCGTCATGCGCGCGACACGAAGAACCGCTCGACGCATCTACAGTTGTACTCGCCTTCTCCCGGTACCATCTGCCCGTTGCTGTACGGCTGGCCGAACGGCGCGACTTGCTTCTCCATCGCGACGTGTGACGGGCGCTCCCTCGAATCCATGACGCCGATCCACTGGCGCTTGAGCCGGTCGCCGTCGACCACGCCGGTATCGACCGCGTGCTGCCAGGCGAGCCGATTGGCGAGCTTCTGCGCGTCACCCGATGCGGTGCGGGCATTGGTGTAGGCGTTAATGGCGATCCGCTTCTGCCGGTACTGCTCGGTGTAGCGCTCGATCTGCGCCTCGGTCAACGGCCCCTTCGCAAGCAGCCGGTCCACGGTGCGGTTCCGGAGATTGTAATTCGTGATCGATCGACCGTTCGCCCCGGCAAGGGCATCGCGGAAGTTGGCCACTTCCTGCATTTGATTCGGCGCCAACCCGAACAGCCCTCGGATGTCACGCGCCATGGAGGCCGGTGACGCACCGTCCCGAAGGCCGTTCTCGACGAAGGCTCGCAAGGTCTCGCGCGTCGATTCCTCGAGCTTTCCGAGCGTGGCCGTTTCGAGCTGTCGGATCGCCGTCACCACGTGTGGCGAGAGGTAGTCGAACGAGATCGCCAGTTGCTTGGCCGCCGCTGGTGGCACGGGCAGGGTCCGCGCGTAGTACGTCACGGATTGCACGATGCTGCGACGGATCGAATCCCGGACGGGCTGAAAGGCCGCTTGCCATGCGGCGTCCGAGATGACTTGGGCAACGATCTGCTCAGCGTACCCGAGATCGATGGCGCGTTGGAGCTCGGCGTCGGAGAGGTTGTCGCGGAGCACCTGAAAGGCCGCGAGGATCGAGGCCGCGATCTCAGGCGTTGCGAGTGCGGCGCGACGTGCAACGATGGTCCAGAATCTTAATTCCGTGGGCGTCATCAGTTCCCGTAGTCCACGGCGACGAGCGCGCCGTTCAGGTAACCGAACGAGTCCGCCTTATTCTCAACAGGAAGTACGTACTCGCCGCGATGCGTAAACCAGAAGAATTCGTCCCCGGTCAACTCTTGCTGGCACACGGCAACGCGCGGCATCACCACGACTAGGCCGAGCGGATCACTGAGCAGCACAGGGCATAATCGCGGATCACGCATCTTCGACATTTCGCGCTCTTGAAGATTCGCGAGCAAACCGCGCAGCCATTTATTCCACCCGTAGCGTCCACACGGCACCTTGATGGCGTAGCGGCCGACGAGGAACACTGTGCGCGAAATGCCGAGCGTGATGCGGTGCATCAGCTCATCCCCTTCGGTGAAAGGAACTGCGCGTGCCACCAGAACCAGCACGCCATCGGCACGACACCACCGGGCGACACCGGGACGCGTAGGAGCCACCAGACATCGGCGGGAAGGATGGTGTTCACCGATGCACCACGACCAACGCCATCCCGACGTGCTCCGCTTGGATGCGCGAGAGTTCGATCAGTCCGTGTTCACAGTTCCAGCACCCCTGATGCGGCGGCACGCACCCCATGACATCCACGCCCGCCATCGGCTCGGATTCGCACTCGTCGCACACGCGAAAGAACCGTGGCAGACACCAGCAGTCGAGCGAGCCCGTGTCGTGCGCGGGCTCGTCGGCCATCCGGAGGTGCGCGCCGGTCCCGGATCGCGTGAGCGTGAGGAGGACCGAGGGCTGATCCATCTCAGCGCCGCGCCTCTTTCAACCGGCGATACCGCGCGTGCGCCATCGAGGCCGCGATCGCGTAGAGCAGCACCACGCCCTCGACCGCTCGTGTGCCGCCGAAGTGATACGCCGCGGCACCACCGACCACGGCGATCGCGTACCCGATGCGGTCAGACACGGCTTGCCGGGCGTTCGTCTCGCGGAGCTTGATCGAGGCCATATCCGCGGCGAGCGCGCGGATGCGGTTGGCGCGACGGGGCAGGGCGCGCGGTGTGATCGGCGGTATCGTTGGCGTGGTCATGCGGCTGCCGCGCCGGGAGCTTGTCTCGTGTGCGCCGCCACCGGGATCGGATGCTCGGCCGGCACCGGCGCAACACCGTTACCACCGTTACCATCAGGACCACCACCGCCGTTCGCCGGCTGCGGGTTCGCGGCCATCGCCTTGGCCTGTTCCGCTGCGGCGTCCTGTCGCGCCATCTCGTCCGCGATGAGCTTCAAAGCGCTGTCGGTACTACTGAAGTCGTCCGGCAGCTTGCCCGTTTCGAGCGCGTGGAGCAGGGCGTCGAGCGGCAATGCCCCTTGCGCATACGCGGTCACGAGCACCGTCAGATACGTCGGGTCAATGCCTTCCTCGCTGAAGTTCTGGCTGATCGCGACCGAGCCGCCGTCCGGCAGACCCATGAACGCCGCCATGTCCGACAGCACGCCTTCCAAGGCGTCCTGAAGCGAGCGGGCCGCGCGTTGCAGCTTGGCGTTCCGCTGCTTCGCGTAGATCTTGGCCTCGATCGCGGTCATGACCTTGCCCGTCTCGTCGCCGGTCGTCGCGCCCTGCCGGCGCATCTGCGCGCGGAGATCCTCGATGCGGACACGCGTCGCGTTGATCGCCACGCCCGAGGGTTCCAGCATCTTCGCGTCGCCGCCCTGCGGAATGTCGATCCCTTGCCCCATCTGCACGGTTTGGCCGTTCGCATCTGGCGACGTGTTCCGCCCGATGAAGATCGGCGTCGGCACGTTGCACTTGTGCATGATGTTGGCGTAGTCGCTCGCGACCTGCGTTTCCTCGATGTTCGAGAACGCGAGGCCCATCAGGTGCGGGATCGATTCGAGATACCCGACCTTCTGGCCGCCGTAGACGATGCGCGCGCAGATGCGCGTCGGGCCTTTGATTTCGCCTTGGCCGTCGGGCACGAACGCGTCATCGGCGATGCTGGCGTTCGGCGCGGTATCGGATGGCGTGGCGGCTGACTTCTCTTTCCACGCCCGCCATGTGATCGCGCCTAAGCCGGTCGCGCGGCCGGTGATCTGGTCGTAATACACGTCCTGCTTGATCTCGCGATACCGTGTCACCGGCTGTGTGCCGAACTCCCCGTTGGCGTCGGTCCCGGATTCCCGAAGCACGATCTGGACGAGTGTTTTGACGCCACCGACCGTGACCGTGCGCCAGCTCAGCACATCGCTCGCCCGGTAGAGCGTGACGTAGGGCCGGACCTGCGCCGTTTTCTCGTCGGCCTTGGTCTTGATGTGATCGGCCACCGGGTAGTCGGTGAACAGCACGCAATGCCCTTGATGCAGCGCATTGTCCAAGGCCGTTTCCGCGAACACATCGAGGTGATTGCCTTCGCCGTCGATGTCCTCGGTCAGCGCCACGATCTTAGCTGGCACGTCTTGGCCGAGCTTGGGCGGGACCGCGAACACGAGCCCCACGTGCTCCGTGATCGTCGTCGCGTAGTGGTCCATGACGAAGGTCATGCCGACGCGGGCCTGCCAGTCCTCGATCGTCTCAGCCTCGAAGCGAGGCAGGTAGAACTGCCGCTTCTGCCGGATCGCGATCGTGCCGGCGCGGATGTCCTCGACCAACTGCCACCGCGGCGCCATGCGGACGTAGGCGGGGTTGGCGTAGTTCGGTCGGGACGGATCGGTGCTCCACGTGCCGAGATCGGACGTGAGGAGCATCAGGGTATCGGCGCTGGTCAGCATGAATGGTATGGGCTAGTAGACAACGCGAGTGGCCTTCCACTGCGGCGTGAGCACGTTGAACTCCTGCCAGAGCAGGTAGTCGCAGGCGTCCGGCATATGGTCGAAGCCAGATTTCTTGTTCGGCTGGCTCGTGCCTTCCTTGTACGTCAGGTTGGCGAGCGCGGTGATGAGCGGCTTGGCGTTCGGATGGATGCGCACCCGCCGACGTTCGCCGGTCGGCGTCACGGTCCGGTACATCGCCTGCGCGTTGTTGATGCGGTCGACGACGAGCGGCGCGGCGTTCGGGGCGCGCACCTCGAAGTTGTGCCGCTGCAAGATCGTGAAGTCGGTCTGCCCAACGGGCGCGCTCGTCTTGCGCTGCTTGCCGGCAGGATCGGGACACACGACGATGCGACGATTCGGATACCGTCGCCGGATCTCCGTCGCCATCTCGTCGGTGTTGCTCGTCATGATCTCA